TGGAAAACCACCAGCGCAGCGCGGCATACGCCGTTCTCCGCACCGAGTGCTAGTCCGTCAACTAGCACTCCCTCACTGTTCAGCTGCATTGCCGACTACTTGAGGAAACCAGAAGACAACCCCCCCTCCGGGCATCCGTTGGGGGAGCCATGGTTGAACTTCGACCACCCGTCGTCTGACAGCGACAGTGCCGGTGAGCAAACACCAGCACCCCCCGCGGTGCGAGCCAAGGCTCGTAGGCCCCGCAACAAACCCACAGCCGCGCCACGGCTGGAGAAGGTCGCGTTCGAGATCTCTCCCAAGCTGCACAAGCTTGAGCGTCACACCGACGTTCCTTTCGTGGCCGGCGACCAGCCGACGTACATCAAGAGCGCTACGTCCGCTGTCGTTCGCAAGACATACCAGCTTCAGCATTGGGCCCGGTCGCAAACTTGCAACGAAAAGGTCTTCCCGATGGCGTTCCCGCCGACACGTCACATCCCGCGTTGTGCGAGCAGCCGTCCAGCATTGATAGCTGCCTTCGACAACTGGAAAGACTACCCCCCCACGCCTGAGTCCAACCACACTCATGCGAGAGCCGCCGACGAGCGTAACAGGGCCACACGCTGGGCCAACGACGTCGCGCGCCGCTTCGGCGAACCCTACGCCTACTCCAAGAGCCACCGCGACGGTGACTCACGTGGCTGCCGGTTCCACTTCTTCGGCTCAGACGCTTCGTCTCCGCTGTGCTTTGACCACTTGTCACCCAATAGCGTTGTCACGCTTATGGATGTTGACTATTACGTGGACATGAACAAGCTGCTCGCCCGCCAACCGGGCATCTTGATCTTGTACTCCTTCACCCCGAAGGACCTCGGTTTCTCATCACCCGAGGTAAGCTACAGCTGTGACGCTGACGACTACCCCCTCATCCACTTCACGCATGAAGTGGCGGGCGGCGGCAAGTATCGTCACCAAGTCTGGGACTACGACCGCGACTTCGTCTCGGTGCGCGACCGCTACGGCACGCTCACGGTGTACCACGTTGAGAGACGTGAAATCCCTGAGACCCCGTGGCGCAGCCTCATAATCTTCGTACCCGCCGCATTTTATATTGGAGCGGACGCGTACGGAATGAACGAGGAGCCCCTGAAACGGGTTCAGGTCGCCGTCACCACCATCGCCCCCGTTGAGAAGAATGCCAAAGCCAAGCTCGCCCCCACGCTCCCCCAGGTGCTGCTGTCTAGGACCACCCGTGACCACGGTGAAAACATCCTACACATCTCCGCCAACGCCAGTGACAACACCGTCACCCTGCCCACAAGCCAGTTCCTCGCCATGCGTAGCGCCACCGCCGCGCATGACGGGGACTACAAGACGCCGGACATCCGCCGATTCATCGGCTCCCACCTCAGCCTGATCGACACCGCGTTGGTCACGCTCCTGCTGCGGAGTCCTGACTACGTCGTGCCGCATACCTCGGGAGCTAGTATCGCTTCCCTCACTAGCGCCACGCCACTCGCCGATGCCCCCGAACTCCAGCACATCAGCGTCACTGTCGAAGACGTTGAGGACCCGGTGTTCGCCCACTGTAAGCCGACCCTGATTAGCTTTGCGCCCTGTATGGGTAGCGAGAGCAACACAGGGATCCTACAGTCGGAGAACAACTCGGCCGCCGCAGTGCTGCATCGCGTCCAACAACCCGCCAACAACAAGGTTCCACCACCCCGGTTCAACGGATACATGACTGAGTTCGTCGATGAAGTCGCCCGTATCTGCTGGCCCGAAGGGCTGGACTCATGGACCATGTCGGCGGTGGAAGAAGATGGCTTGAATCAACCTAAGCACGAACTCGCCCGCGCTCGCCGCCCCGAACAGACTCGCGGCGGGCCCAGCGGTAAGTTCGTCGGCTCCTCCTTTCTCAAGAGCGACGCTTATGCTTACAAAGCCGGCAGGCTGATCACCACCGTCAATGTAGACGACCTCCATGAGCTCTCGCGTTTCACATTACCCGCTCAGGCTGCCCTGAAGAAGTTGGATTTCTTCATGTGTGGCAAGACACCTGACGAGATCGCCCACCGTATGGTGGAGATCTGTGAAAGCTGCGATGAAGCCGCGGAGGGGGACTTTACGTCTTACGACGGGTCACAGAGCGAGTTCCTCCACCAGGTGTACCTGACCCTCCTGTCCAGTGCCTTCAAACATGGCAGCGACCCCGAGGACCTCAGGGAGGCCTTCCGCAGACGCCACGAAGGCGACACGAACTACACCGAGTTTGATCAGGAGTACGCGACTCTCTGGGGCCAACGCTCTGGAGAGCCTGACACCACGCTCGGCAACACAGTGAAGTCGTCGTACCGCGCGTATTGTGCCCTACGTGAAGCTGGGTTCTCACACCGTGAGGCCTGGGACCGACTCGGTGCCTACTATGGTGACGACGAGTTCGCCCCGATTCCTCGTACCCGCACTGGCAACTACAAACGCCAGTTGACTCAGGTACCGAAGATCTTGGGACTCGTCTACAAGCTCGAGGTTCGCAAACGAGGCGAGCCGTGCAGCTTCCTGAGCCGTTTCTACCTTCCGTGGTCCGGTGAGCATAACCTCGCCTCGCACACGTCCATCGCCGACGTGGCTCGCGTGGCTGGCAAGCTCCACCTCAGTGGCAACCGAGCCCTAGAGCACTCACCGCTCCAGCTCGCTGTCAACAAAGCCACGAGCCTGCAACACACCGACAAGTACACCCCGTGGATCGGAGCAGCATCCTCCGCCTACCTCGCTATTGCAGCCAGGAGCGGCATCCGCCGGACCAAGGACGAGTCCCGCGATGAACAGTGGACCATCGCCACCAAGTCCCACGAGCAGGATCCAACGGCCGCTCGTGAAATCTACTACGCAGTCTACCCAGACATACCTGATGACATCCGTCAACAGTATGAACGTCGGGCGGCCTCCGCAGCAACACTCGCCGATATGCCAGCGGGTCTCTTCCCCAATCAAGCGTCCTTCACCGAGAAGACGCATGTCATGCTCTCCGATGGGACGGAACGTGGGAGCAAGGTGAAGACCGCAATCGCTGGCAAAGTCGCGTTCGCTTCAAAG